CCCAGGAATGCAGTGTCCAAAAGATTCTGGATTTCCTCTGGTAGCACTTCCATCACAGACATTTCGGATTAAGGGGATACTAAGAAAATTGGAAGATCTTGTCATATCGACCGATATCAATGGACGAAAACCTACGCCATGGACTGTACCAGACTTTATCATTACATATCCTGATGGTACAATTACATTTTGCCCGAAACCCTTGGTAGACATTGGACAGCCCACAATTCTTCTCAGTACTGTACAGCACTATATATCTCCAGAAGAGCAAGAAGAACTACGTACGACTCAGATTGAAATACCGTTTAGAAAGCAGTTCGAGAATAAGTTTACATTTGGTGAGCTAGATTATATTCCTTTGGATAAAGGTGGACAAGCAATCGCTACTCGTTATATTGATGGACGGCATCCTACAGAACGTATTTATTGGTTTTTTAGGAATTATAATGCACTTGACCAGAATCGCCTAGATGTTCTGTATAATGATTATTTTAATATGAATCCGACATCAATGACACAGACATATACTGTACCTTATGGGCAATTCTACTATGAAATCAAACTGAATATTGCAGGGAAAGAGCGCGAAGATGCGTATGATGCATCTCTGTGGAATCAGATTGTTCCTGTGGCAAAACACGAAAAATACTCAAATGGAATCGGTTCTATGTCATGGTCTTTAGGAGATACGTATGGTACTGTCTATCCTGCGCCTAGAACGCCTGAGGGAACTGTGAATTTTACAACGGCGGATCGACCGACGATGTATATCCAGTTGGCAAATATTATACCTAATTTGTATTTGGGTGCAAGGAAGGCAGAGATGCGAGTCTATACAGATTCATGGAATGTATACTTGGTTGGAAATGGACGTGGGCGACTTCAATTTGCGAATTAATATAATTATAGCATCTGATGCAATTATTATAATAATAAAAATCTATTTTAAAGGCTTCAAGCCTTTGGGCAAATTATTTTAAAGGCTTGCACATTTGTGCTTAACAAATGGGGACTGCTTTTGGGCAAACTATTTGCCCAAAGGCTTAAACCCACCTTGCATCCAAGTAACGACCTGACGCGTATCAGATGATTGAAATAGTGGCTGAGGAACACCATTCACAATTGCAAGAAAAGAAGGAATCGTCGATACACCACAATACGCAGGAGTTTCTTCATTTTCATCCAAATCACAATCATACCATACAATCTTATCACTTAGACCGAGCAACATATCTTTATCAATACGCTTGCAAGGACCGCACCAAGTAGCCCCAAATTTAACCATTGCAATAGGATATTTTCCAGAAAGAAGCGTTTCAAATTCCTCATGGTTTTGGAGGGACATCATCTTTTTTGGGTTTGACATTAAAAAAGTTCTTATAGAGTCCTGATGAAATAATCAAGAGGACTGTTCCTACCAATGTATATGGTAAAAGCTTTAGATTAGAATCACTAACGCTTAAAACGCTTGATCCGCTAATGCTTAATCCGCTAACGCTTAATCCGCTAACGCTTGAACCACCAGTTTGAACTTTCACTTTCGCCGCTTCCAATGCAGGTGTAGTAATGGCAGAATATAGAGACGGACCAGGTAATGCAACTGATGCCTTAGACGCAGCATCCACCAGTTTACCCACGCCACTTATAATATCTGAACCAGTTTTCAGAGTAGTATCTACTACACCGAGTGTTTTGGTATATGCATCCAAACTCTTATCAATTGTGGTTGTAACGGGTATAATAACAGGTCCAACAAGGTCTTGTAGCATTTTATAAAACCAACTAGATAGATTGGCAAACGCAGAAGTACTACCAACTGCACCAAAATAGCCAGAATGTTCATTTACAACATCTTTTGTATTAAAAAAGAACTTATACATTTTATAGGCCCATTCAAAAATAGATATAGGCATAAATATAATTGTGATTGTACAGATTAAACGAAATAACCCAAATTCTGTTTGACCGACAAGGAATGAATCTAATCCTATTAATCCACCAAAAATCAGTGCGAGTCCATAAGTAAAGAAGCGCATATGCTTCTTATCGGGTATTTCCTGTGCTAATACACCTGCGCCAATCGCTTTCGGGCCAAATCCAGGGATACTAAGACCGTAAATACGTACAGTAGGTTCATTGAATAATGCCTGAGCTGCATCCCATGCCCACCAGATACCAAAGAATAGCAGATTAACTATAAATTTAGCAGCAAATGTCATAGGTGATCGCAAATACAGATGGTCTAATGCAAAGAATCCACCGAAAAGTGATAAAATAAGAAATACATTGTAGGACAAATATGTTCCTCCATCTTTTCCCTCATTTTTATTTGTATTAGAGGGTTCATCTCCTTCACGCCAGTATTTGAGTTGGGAGACAGCTGATATAGCCGATGTAGCCGATGCGGCTGATGCCATTACTAAGACTTTTTAGAAAAAAACTCCATTTTTTAACAGTCGTTATAAAAATTTATATAGTAAATAACAGCCCTCCAAACCCATTAATCACACGGAACACATTATAATTATGCGCATAAACAACAATATGACAACTGCCACGAGCAGGGTATTTCGTTGTATAACCAGGTACTGTTGTTGGCATAAGCAATGCATTATTTAATTGAAGCTGCCATATAATACTATCAATTCTACTTGCATTCATTGAACCAGTTGGCTGGATGTCTTCAGGGCGTAAGGCAAATGAATAGTTATAAATGTATGCATTAACCGGAGTAGTAGTATGATGGTCATATGGCTGTTGTATACGGAAATATGGAGCAGTTCTTAATGTAAAACGATCATAGCCATCTAATTGTAAAGTGGCAGTAGCAAGTAAATCGGTGCGCAATGAATTGTATCCATTTATCTGTGCATTTGTACTAGAATTTGGCACGGTTGAACTTCCAGTAGCGATTGCACTTGCATCTGGTCCAATAATACTGATTCCTGGTGCGGACAAGTTCGATTCTCCAATGGCTAAACTACTGTAATTGAACCATTCATTGCGATTTACCATTTCATCACGGCGAATAACAAACATGAATTCCTTAAGAGGATGATTAAAATCAACGGGGATAGTAGCACTTGTTTGATTGGCAGAAATAGCATATGGGGGTGTATATTGGACTTGTTCAATCACATATTCATGTGATTTACTTACGAATAGACGACGCTCTTCTACGTCTAAATATACGTAATCACCCCAGAGATTCATATTGACAACAGGAGCAGTACAGTCTACTGCTGTATTAAGTGCGGGATTCCACTGACTTTGGTTTCCTGCAGGGGGCTGAATCCAAAATAATTGATTGAGTGGTCGCAATTTAATATTAATACGAATGGGTGAATATTGTAATGCAATTAATGGTAAATACAGACCTGGATTATTGCAGAAGAAAAACTGTAGAGGGATTAAAAGCTGTAGACCGCATGGTCCAGGAATAATGTTAATATTATCATATTGTGGTTGGCGACCAATTAGATGATCCAGTGCATCACGTTGTGAAGTGGGTGTTGTAAATTGTGTCCAGATTTCCATCCATTCTCCCGTCTGTTTATCAATCTCCTGTTCTCCGATTTCTAATGTAACTTCTTGAATAATGGCATGGCCGACTGAATTCGTATAGGATAAGACTCTGCCTGTAGAATCTTTAATAGGAGGTAGAGTGATATCTAGGTAGACACGACCGAGTAAGTCTCCACGACGGGGGATAAGGCATGTGACACGTTGTCCAAAATTGGCGCTACCGTCAAAAAACATGGATTGTGATTCAATGGCGTAATTGGCATGTCTCCGATATACCATTCTGAAAAATGTAATTTGTGGATTGCCTGTAAGGAAAGCATCTTGTTTTCCTGTTGCAACAAGTTGCAAGAGTCCACCTCCCGCTGTCATTCTGTTTACTCATCCGGAATGTTCGCTTTATATTGACATATTACAAATCTCTATTGTTTCTAGAAGATGTCTACACCTGCATCGGATCTATATCAACAGAATAGTGGTGTTCGTGGAATAAACAGTGGCCCCCTTGTAATCAGAACGTATAATGATACAACTAGTAATAATACTTTTTTGCTAGGTAAATATGAAGTTCCTGTATCTAGTAATTGTGTACTAATAACAACAGTAGGTGGTAAATTAGCACCGAGCAATGCCATTTATATATCATCCATAACAGCGTCTACAATTACTTCAAATACTTTAAATCTATTAAGTACATTAATTATAAGTAATATATTGGTATCTACAATAACTGTAAGTACTGCAAATACAAATACATTAAATGCAAGTAGTATAAATACATCTTCAATTAATATTTCCACATTAAATGCATTTTCTTCAAATATTAGTACGTTAAATGTAAATCGTACAACTGTCTCTACAATGAGTGCATCCACTATAACAACACAGTTTCTCAATTATTCAACACTGATGGGTTCTACGATTTCAACCAATACTCTTGCGATAACATCTACTATGATGGTATCCACACTGAATGCATCAACCATGAACACGCAGTTTATTAATTTTTCAACCGCATTTGGATCCACTATTTCAACCAATACTCTCGCAATAACATCTACTATGATGGTATCCACACTGAATGCATCGACCGTGAATACGCAGTTTATTAATTTTTCAACCGCATTTGGATCCAGCATTTCAACGAACATGCTTGCGGTTACATCTACATTAACGGTATCAACCTTGAATATATCGACAGCTACAACACAGTTTATTAATTTTTCAACCGCATTTGGATCTAGCATTTCAACCAATACACTCGCTATAACATCTACTCTGAATGTAAGT